GCAAAAGCAAAAGAGTCTGGATTAAATCATTTTACATATACTGGTACGCTTGTAAGGGATAGTAGACCTTTTTGCCAGAATATGCTAAATAGGACATTAACCGAAAAAGAAATTCGGGATATTTGGAATAATCAAGGTTGGCAAGGTAAATCAACTGGTGATCCATTCATTGTTCGAGGTGGTTATAGATGCCGACATACTTGGATTCCAACAGACCCAAACTGGGATATATAGGAGTAAGAAATGGCAGAAGAAAATCAAGTAGAACAAACTACTGAAACAAAAGAAGAAGAAGCACCACAGGTACAAGAAACACCACAAGCACAAACATTCACCCAAGACGAAGTTAATAATATTGTTGAAAGACGATTAGCAAAAGAAAGGGGTTCAATGTATAAAAAGCTAGGTGTAGATGATATTGACGTAGCTATTAATGCTGTAAAGACACAAAAAGAAGCAGAAGAAAAACAACGTATTCAAAAGGGTGAGTTTGAAGAAATACTGAAAACCAGAACCCAAGAACATCAAAAAGAAAAATCAGAATTAGAAAATCAACTTAGAGATATTAAGATAAATAAATCATTATTAGAGTCAGCTTCAAAACATAAAGCAATAAATGCTTCACAAGTTGTTGATCTTTTGAAAAATGATATTAAGCTAAATGAAACTGGTAATGTTGAAATTCTTGATAAGAATGGAATTGCTAGATATAATAAACAGGGGGAACTTTTGACTACAGATGAATTAGTTCAAGAGTTCTTAACACAAAACCCGCACTTTGTTTCAGCAACCCCTAGCGGTTCTGGTTCGGTGTCAAATGTGGATAGGCAAGAACTCAATAAGCCTTTGAATTTGAGTGAGTTAAATTTTAATAACCCAGAGGATAGGAAAAAGTATGCTGAATACAAAAAGCAAAGAGATTCCCAACCTAGAGTTATTAATGCAAACCCATAACTTGTTTTATTTATAGGAGTAAAAAATGGCAAATGAAACAACCAGTTCTACCATTTCGGAACTCTACACCGAGATCGTAGCAGAGGCGTTATTTGTTGCTAGTGAGCAATCAATAATGAGAAACTTAGTTAGAAACTACACAATTGCGGGTGGCGGAAAATCAGTTGAGGTTCCAATATATGCAACAGTTTCAGCATCAGCGGTCAATGAAGCAACCGACCTTTCAAACACAGCAGTCAATCCAACTTCAGTAACAATAACTGCATCTGAGGTAGGTATCATGACAACACTAACAGATTTAGCTCGTAATTCAGCGGGTAGAAATGTTGCTGGGGATATCGGTAGATTATTTGGTGAGGCAATCGCTAGGAAAGTCGATGCAGACTTATCAGCATTGTTCACAGGGTTCTCAACAGAGAGAGCCGGAGGTGCTGGTCAAGAATTAACAGTTGCCGATATATTTGAGGCAGTTGCAGACCTAAGAACAGCAAACGCACCAGCTCCTTATTATGGAGTCTTTCATCCAAAACAAATATTTAACGTCAAAAAGTCTTTAACTAACACTTTTGTTGGCAGAGACACCGAGCTTTCGAATGAAGCCATGAGAAGTGGTTTTGTTGGAACAATTGCTGGGGTACAAATTTTTGAATCATCAAATATTTCAGTGGATGGTTCAGATGACTCAATTGGCGGTGTTTTCTCTCAAGACGCACTTGCATTAGCAATGATGCAAGACCTCAAACTTGAGACTCAAAGAGACGCATCGCTAAGAGCAGATGAAATCGTTGCAACCGCAGTTTATGGTGTAAGCGAAATCCATGATAGTTATGGTGTTAAATTAACAGCAGACACTTTGGCTAACTAATAACCAACGGGGAGGGAGACCTCCCCTTTTTATTAAAGGACAAAAATTATGGATATGGTTAAACTTGTCAAAGGCGATAGGATCATTGAAAGACGCAAAGTTGATTATGAGAACAACCTCAATATTTGGACATTAAGGGGTTGGAAACTTGATGATGGCAAACCTAAAGCACAACCTAAACCAGAACCTAAGCCAGAACCTAAAGTTGACAGTGAATGGCAAAAAGATGAACTCAAACCTAAAAAGACATCAAAAAAGGCTGAATAATGTCATCCACAGTTTTTAGTGTTCAAAATACACATCTGCAAAAAATACAACCAGATATTCTTGGCTTTGGAATCACAACCTTTGTAGATCAAATTCAATTTGCTGAAAATGATGTGATCAGACGTGTTCGAGAAGAATGGTGGGAAAGATATCGACACCAAGTGAGATACAAAGATATAACAAAAGTCACATCTGTGGAAATGGAAAACAGTAAGCTCACTCCTTCCCAATGGGAACTCTCAGTTGTTTATTTAGCATTATGGAAGTATATCTATCCCCAACTCACAAAATGGAGAGACCCGGACACTGGAGAAGGCAAAGACACTTTTCAAGTTCAAATTGATTTTTACCGGGATCGTTATGAAGAGGAGTTTCAAGCTATACTTAGAGATGGCGTTGAATACGACGAGGATGGTGGCGGAACAGTTAGTGATTCCGAGAAGGAGCCTCTGCATTATTTAAGACTTGTGAGATAATGGTAGCAATAAGGGTTGATGCAAACACAATTGGAGTGACCAACTTTCTCAAGGGCATCCAAAGAAAACAAAAGGCAACAATCAAAAAGGGATTAAACAGAGTTTCTAATATGGCAATCCTTATGATAACAAAGAGAACCCAACAAGGAAAACTCCCGGATGGAGGTTCTTTTGTGCCTTACACAAAGAAAACAGTAGAACTCAGAAAGAAAAAGGGAAGGCAGACAGCTTTTGTTGATTTGACTGATTCTGGGATGATGTTTCGAAGTTTAGATTTCAGACAAAAAGGTTTTAAAAACACTTTATTATTTACCAACAAAGAAAGAGAGCAGATTGCTTTCAGACATGATTTTTTGGGCGTTGGGAAACGAAAAACTAAAAGACCTTTCTTTTCAGTAGGAAATAAAGAGGAAGATAAATTGATTCAAGAGTTTTCAAGTTTTTATTTCAAAGAGATGGGTATATGAGCAAAAGAGAAAACATCGCTGGTGATATAATAACAAAGCTTGATGCAGTCACATCTCCAATCGAGTTCAAAAAAATAACTAGAGAACCTTTTGAAGTAGAAGAATTATCAGATGCACAGTTTCCCGCTTTGTTTGTGCAATCTGGAGATGAAACAAGAGAGGTTTCTTCGATTGGCGACACAGGTTCTGGAACTTATAGAGGCACAATTGATTTTCTTATTGTTGCTTTTGGAAAAGGCACAGACACAAATATTGACACAGTCAGAAATCAAATCATTGAAGTTGTCGAAGAAACATTAGATAATGATATAACCAGAAATGGGAATGCAATAGACACTCAGATTATTGAGGCATCTTCCGACGAAGGAACAATTTATCCTTATGGAGGAGTGAGAATCACCGCAAGGGTTATTTATGAATTTACAAGAGGGAGTGCATAATGGCAAAAAATGTTACTATGAAAAAAGGTGAAACTATTATAAAATGTTCTCAAGATCATGTTGAGCATTTCGAAAGTAATGGTTTTGCTATACATGATACAAAATCAGAACCTAAAAAAACTGATAAAACAAAAGAAACCAAAGAGAAGGAGTAATAAATGGCTACACATCATGGAAAAGAAGGTGTTGTTACAATTGGCGGTACAACATTAGGAAATGCCACAGGATTCACTGTTGATACAACTCACGATGTTGTTGAAGACACAGCATTGGGAAATTCAATGAAATCCTTTTTAGTTGGCAGAGGAACTTATACTTTCACAATTGACATGAATTTTGACGAGACAGATTCTGGTCAAACAACATTGGTACAAGGTGCTGAATTGACCTTTGCTTTTCTTCCAGAAGGAAATGAATCTGGAGACAGAAAGTTCTCCGGGACAGGAATCGTCACAGGAATGTCTGTTGGTGTTACTTTAGATGGAGTCACAACAAGGACAGTTTCCGGGCAAGGCACTGGTGGTCTGACAATCGGAACTGTGTAAATGTCTGATCAAAAGATTGATTATTTTGATGGTATAAGAGACCATTTCAGTCAGCTTGACACACAAATAATAGAAGTACCCGAGTGGGGATTGACTGGCGATAAAGCTATTTATTGTAAACCATTTAACATGCTTGAAAAACAAAAGATATTCAAAGGAGCATCAAACACAGATTTGATTGTTCTCATTGATGTTATTATTGAAAAAGCATTAACAAAAGATGGTGACAAAATGTTTAATGCAAGTCATACATTAGCTTTTAAAACTAAAGCTGACACAAATGTCATCGCAGACGTTGCAACCAAAATTATGGGAACTGGTAATGCTGATGTTGAGGATTATAAAAAAAACTAAAAAATGACACTGAGCTACATAATATCTTTGCTTTGGCGGAAAAGCTCTCAAAATCAGCATCTGAAATAATGCAAATGTCTGTGCAAGAATTCAATATGTGGTTAGCATATTATGAGATTCAACAAGAAGAAAAAGAAAGAGATCACAGGCTACAACAGGCAAGAAGGTAAATGGCAACAAAACAAGTAAATATAGATATTATAGCCAAAGACAAAACCAGACAGGCTATGAAGTCAGCCACGATGGGTGTCGAAAGATTAAAAAACTCAGTTTTTAATTTAAGAAATGCATTAGTTGGATTAGGAGCTGGTCTTGTTGCTAAAAGCTTTATTGACACTGGAAGGGAAGTTGAAAGACTCCGAGTCAGATTTAAATTTCTTTTTGATGAAGCGGGAGAAGGTGAAAAGGCATTTAAGGGTCTAATAAAGTTTGCAAGTCAAGTTCCATTCAGTTTAGAGGAAATACAAAGAGGGTCTGCTAACCTTGCAGTTGTTTCCAAAGACGCTGATGAGCTAAATAAACTACTTAAAATCACTGGAGATATTGCAAGTGCCTCTGGTTTAGATTTCCAAACAACTGCCGAGCAAATTCAAAGAACATTTGCTGGAGGTATAAACTCCGCTGATTTATTTCGAGAAAGAGGTGTTCGAGCCTTATTAGGTTTCGAGGCGGGAGTTGCCATAAGTGCAGAACAATCAAGAGACCATATTTTAAAAGCATTTGAAGAGGGATCACTATCTGTCGTTGGTGCAAGTTCCGTCATGGCAAAGACCTTTGATGGAACATTATCGATGATAGGAGATAAGTTTAATTTATTTAAAATGGCAGTTATGGATTCTGCACCTTTTGATTTCTTAAAGTCCGGTGCGATGTTTATTGAAAAAGAATTAGAAAAAAACTTTGGTGGAATTGAAAAAGCGGGGGAAAGACTAGGTGTCGCAATAGTTGGTGCTTTGAAAGACGTTTTAAGGTTTGGAGCAAAAACCATAGATTTTCTGATGCCACTTTTCAAATTTGTTAAAAATTCAGTTATTAACTTAATTGAGTTTGCACAGGGTGTACCACAGCCTTTTGCATCCGTCGGAATTATTGGATTTCTTATGCTTGGCACAAAGGGAAAACTCTTAGTGGCTTTTATAGGTGGCATCATTGATGAAATAAGAGAAACTGTTGGATTTCTAATTCAAGGCTTAGCTACCGCACAAGAAAAACTTAACTCATTTACTTTTGGAAGGAGTCAAGAAAGAATTGATGCAGTCACACAAAGCATAAAAGAAATGAGAGAAATTGCTGAAAGACTCAAAACGCCAATAGCAGAGGTCGATGAAAAGTTTGGAGAGATTGACAAAAAAAATACATTTGAAAAACTAAAAGCAAATACAGACGTGGCTTTCGAAAGCAGTACTAAATATGCAGACTCTCTTGAAAAGA